TTTCAATAGTATCATCAAAAATTGGAATACATTCTTTAGTATCTAATCTTTTGAATCTTACTGCTCCATCTTCATCAACATATAATAATTCAAAAGCCTTTCCATAAATAGAACATGCGCGAGCTAGCTCAACATTCTCATCAGCCTCGTCATTATATTCAAATATTAAGTTTAATTCTTCTAATATCTTTTCATCAAGAGCAGAATAACTTATTGGTTCACCCATAAAATAACCTGTTAATGTATCTGTAATATAACTGGCATAAGGGTTTGCGATTTTATTATTTGGTTTAGTTTCATCTGCCATAAGTCTTCTTAAGATTTCATTCTTAGCTTCATAATATTCTTCTAATTTTTGAAGTCTAGGAAGTTCATTTTGTTTATAATCATCTATAAACTTTTTTACCAATGCGGTAGTTAATTCAACTTCTGGATTTAACTTTATCATTATATCCTCCTTTAGAATAATAAATCTTTATTGAACGATCTAAGCGGGATTCTGTCATCTAAACATTGTAATGAATATCTCAAAGCATCAAGATAGTGATTAAACTTATCAACAGGCTTGTTAATATATTCATTTGTTTGTTTATCTTTTTCCCATGCATAGTTCTGTAATTCATTTATAATCTCTTTACAATCAGGATGAACTACCAATTCAAACTGTTGTAGTTTTTGTATTCCTTGTAGAATACTTCCTTGTCCTTTAACACAAGGTTTAATTCTATAAATACCAAGCTTTTTAATTTCATCTATACTTTTCTGTTCTGCGGAATCCGCCATTATCGTACTCTTAGCAAAACCCATTTCTGTAAGATGAGAGGCTATCTCATCGTTTAGGAAACCAGTTCCGCCTCATTCTTTAAAAATATAAATACGGTTTTCTTCTGGAACCATTATTCCAGCAACAAATGCGGTTGGGTCATTAGTGTACCCAAAGTCTAATCCGCATAACAATGTACCTTTTATATCTTCCTTATTAAAATCAAAACTTTGCCAATTAGAGTAAACTAATTTGTCAAGAGAACCAAAGTTACCAAGAGCATAAATACCATAGTAAACAGGGTTCGTTACTTTTAACATCAATAGCGAATCAATATAAGGTTGTGGTAAGTGCGGATTGTCTAAATAATTGCTTTTAACAATCTCTACTTTTTTGCGGAACTCGGCCATTTCTTCATTATCCGCGAAGAATTGCAAGTAAGCCCAGTTCGCTTTACTAACTGGGTTGAAAGATAAAATTATTTGTTGGTCCTTAGCAAAAGGATCTCTAATACGTAAATCAACTTGATTGAAGTCGTCTTGCGCAAACTCTGTCGCTTCTTCTAATCACGCATCAGTTAACCCAGTGATAGATTTAATCTTCTCAGGGTCATCTAATCCAGAGCAAAGAAATAAAGAACCATTCGGTAATTCTATACTAAAATCAGTCTTATTAATTTTACACTTGTCTTTTATTTTAAATTGAACAAGAGTATCAATAATTAACTGAAATACAGAATTCTTTACAGTTCTTCCAACTTTTCTTAGTACTAGAATTTTGCGGCAGTCGGTTAAAGCTTTATAAACGAGCTTCTGCGCTACAAAGTAACTCTTTCCGCTACCAGCGCCGCCATAATATATTTCATATCTTTTAGAATAATCTGTGATATGAGGTTGATATACTTCATTAAATATCTCTTTATGTACTATAATCTTCATTAGATATATAGTAATCCGCCGTATTCCACTAGAATTCTACGAAGAATTATGGCTCTTCTTCTATCTATTTCCATTTGGAATGCGATTAATTTTTGTTTTTCTTCATCAGTTTCAGCTTCGCCAGTTTCAATAGCAGGAAAGCGTTTAAATAATTCACATAAATCTTCTGCTAAAGCAAGAGCCTTATCAGAAAGTTCATTTAAGTCTTTTTTTACTTCTTCATCAGTTCTCATATATCTATTAATCCTCCAAGCTAACTTCAATAATTTCTTGTTTAGTTTCAATTTTTTGATTTTGTAAACCAAATTGTTTTTGTAATAATTCAAGAGCCTTAAGTTTTACAGATGCGCTATATTTCTCATCACCTTTTGCGGCGAAGGCCATATCCGCCAACTCTTGGGCTATTCTTTCCGCATCTATATTTAAGCTCTCATATATTTCTTTTCTTCTATTATCTATATATTCTTTAATTTCTGGTTTCTTCAGTAAAGTATATGGATAAGAAGGTTTTGGGTTATTTTTATCTGCATCAGGGAACGCGTCAAAATATGCTTGTACTGCGTTGTATCCATTAGCAAGATAGTTTTCGCAAAATTGTTTTTGTTGAGAAGTCATATTAACGCTCCTTTCAGAATGTATTTTTGTATATATTCCAGTTATCAAGGGCCTTCTCAAGAGCTTCTGAATTGTCATAAATCCAGAATTGATTATTAGTCTTTTTATGTCTTCCTTTATTACTATAATTTATACCTTGTAACTTCAAGAAGTTTCTTAACTGTATTGAATAACAGTAAAATTGCTTTTTAGTCTCTTCCATTTTAAATATCTTCTCCTTTTGTTTACTTATAGATTGGGCTCTTGAGGGATTTCTCGTCAGAGAAATTCCGTAATGTTTTTTGCGTAGACAAAGGGACAAGCTAAGTGCTCGAAGAGCAACGTGCTTAAGTCTCTTTGGCAAGCAATAAACATATCCCCATTGTTAGTAACATTGAACTGTTATATTATTGTATTGTTATGTTCTATTAAAATTTGCCGAAAGTAACAAAAAAATCTGCCGAAATTTTTGCTACTGGCAAAAAAATTTGCCGAATTGCTAAAAGATAAATTCAGGAGTTTCCGCAACTGGATAAACGCATACGCTCTCATCTCTTTTAGCTTTTGATGACAATGTTTTTTTGTAGTCATCATTTACAGAATCTAATTCATAATATTCAGTAACTTGCCCGCTACCTGTCACAATACCTTCCTTGTGAATGGCAATTAATTCATTATTCTGTAAACATTGTAATATATCCTCAATCATCTTAAAGTTTTCACTATAAGATGTAGTAGTTTTATAACCAATAGCAGTTAATAAATCTGCTTTTGAGAAACGATATTTTTGTTTATGTTGATATTTTTTATGACATTCTCACATCTTCTTAAGTTGCGCATATACTTTAATAACATTTGTGTTTGCTGTGTTTACTAAAAATCTTAAAGTTTCTGTTTTTATTATTACATAGTTAGCTGTAATATCAGGTAAATAATAAACTTTTTTATTTTCATATTCACCTTCTTCTAAAAGATTTATTGTCATAAATAACTTAAATAAATTTCTAATGGTTCTTTCCGCAATAGGACTCTCTGTTTCTTGCGCTTTGAAGTATTCGATTATCTTACCTGCGGTTACCTCTGATTTCCAGCAATATCTTTTTTTATCTGGAGTTAAATAACTATTTGTTTGTAAAAATCCATAAATAATATCGTTCATTTTCTTATCGCCTAAAAATTCTTTTTGCATAGGGAAATCCCTAGTCATATTCTTTGTACTCATGTTTAAATATCTCCTTTTCTTAGTTTAAATAACGGAATTTTTCTTTTTCCTTAATTATAGTATATCATATTTTTAAGCATTAGTCAAATAGCAAAGGCTCTAAGGAAAATAACATTCCATGATGACTCTTGCCTACTATTTTATTTGCTACTTTGTATATTGTGCGGTAATCACAATTTAATTCTCTTGCGGCAATAGTCATACTATCAAATTTGCCAATAAATTCGTGAGTATCTTTATCATATACATAAACTGGATGCGCAGTACGATGAAGCTGATCTCTTTGAATTCTTCGCAAAGATTCCGCTCTCTGTTTTGCGCCCTCCCCATAGTTTACATTATATTGTTGAGTGCACCACTCAAGATTTTCCACTCTTGGATTACCTTTATTTTCATCAATATGGTTAACTTGTGGTAAATTATCTGGATTAGGTATAAATGCAATAGCAACTAATCTATGGCGGAAACGGCATATCCTTTTACATTTAAGATAATCTCCATTTGGGCCCTTTGTGCATAATACCACTCTTGGATAACCATTTTTATCTAAACTTCCCATTACTAATGTTTGTGTTTTAATATTTCTAACTTTGCCTTCTGTAGACACTTCATATTCTGGAGCTTCTTCTATTGTTCTCCATTGTTCTTCTTTCATAAATTCTTTATCTCCTTTTCTATATAATAATATTTTCCATGCCTCTTTCTACTATTATATAAAAAGTAAATTAAATAAATTTTATGGAAATGTCCCCCTTAACAAAATTTTTTATTGTTCGTAGTTCATACCTTTCTCATTTAAATATAAAAGATTAGGTGAAACTTCTTTATCTCTATATCCTAAATCATTTTTTACAATTCCGCCATTAAAATAGCTGTCTACTAATCTTTTTTGCATCTCAATAGCCTCAGCAATTTCTGCGGCAGTTGAACCGTTGTGTAATTTTAAATAATTTAGAATTTTCATTGCATTATCACTTAACATATTAACTCTCCTTTTTGAAATGTTCTGCAAGAGCTAAAAGATAATCATAAATCTTTTCAATCTCTTCAGATGTTAATGATTTTAATTGTCCTGCGGAAAATTTTCTAAGGCGGGAATATGATATTCCAGTTGCATCCGCAAGACTCTTTTTATTTATTTCTTTGATTACTTCCTTCATATTTCCTCCAATAAAAAAGTGGCGCCAGGTTGTAAGAGAAAAAAGGAAATTATACAACAACCTAGCGCCCAATAAAAGGATTTAAAGGATTCAATCTTCAATGGCTCACAATTTAAAAGATTGATCTTGAAAGGATATGAAATTTGGTGTCTATTTTTTCTTTCCTTTCATGTATATATAAAATTTCTCTTTTTTCTTTTTCTCAAAATTGTCCTATTTTATGATAATGTTGCTAAATTTTTCTTAATATAAGCAATTTGCTTTTTGTAATCGCTATTGAAACTAGTAAATGTTTGCGCAAAGTTTACGATTTGGTTAGATAATTCTACTTTATCTTTTTCAGGAGATTCAGGATATCTAATCATCTTTACTACTCTTTGCTTTTGTTTTGTTCTTTTGATTTTATCTACTAAGATAATATTGTCTCCTATTCGAACATCTAATGGTAGGGTACTTAAGTCTAGACTA